GGCTTCAAGAAGCTCCTTGCCGTCGTCCTGATCGGGCAGGTCGAGATGAAGGCCAAGCTGGACGAGTCCAAAAACTGGGAGGCCAGGGAGATAATCCGCCGGATGGAAATTCTCGAGCTGGAGCCCCTGGCGGACAAAAAGGAAGTCGCCGGGTACCTGGACCTGAAATTCTCGCGGCTCAAGAAAGAGCGGAAGGAGGTCTTCACCGACGAGGCCTGCGAGGCCCTTGCCCGCAGGCTCCAGCGGCAGACCCGCAACGGCGTGGTCTACTCGGTCGCCTATCCCCTGCTCATCAACAACTGGGCGCGGAAGGCGATGAACCTTGCGGCTTCCATGAAAGCCAAAATCGTGGACGCCGACGCGGTGAACAGTTTGTAAGGGAGGGGAAGCGGAGTGAAAAGATTTTTGCTTGGATGGCTTGCTGGGGTTTTGGGAATCCTAATGGCCATAATAATTTTCCAAATGACCCATTGAGGCATGACGGGAGGGGAACTATGGGAAACAGAGAGGGAAAAGCCGCCGCTCGGCCCCGAGCAGTGGTTGTTTTTGACAGCGGGGACGAGTACCAGGAGTTTGAGAAATACGCAAAGGCAAAATGCCTCGACGTCAAAAGCTTCCTGAAATTCGCGGCCAAAGCCTACATGGACAAATATCCCCGAATTTCGGAGAAGCCCGGTAGGGTTGTACAACCCTACGCATAATTGGGGGTGTTTTTAATGGATCAGGGAAGCGACAAAAAGCCGCAAAGCAGGCGAAACAAGCTCGTCCGGCTTGTCCACGTCGGCAAGGCAAAAATGGCCCTCGGCGACGACGCCTACAGGGCCTTCCTCGAGGGCGTCGCCAAAAAGAAATCCTGCGCCGACATGACCGAGCGCCAGCTTGAGGCGGTGCTCCGCGCCATGCGCCGCAGCGGCTTCGGCAAGCCTCCGGAGCGGGTAAGGCCCGAAGAGCAGGGAACGGCGAGCCCCGAACAGCTTGAGTACATAAAAGGCATGTGGCAAAAATGCGCCCGGAACAAAAGCGACGCGGCGCTCCTGGCCTTCGCAGACCGCATCGCCGGGGTCAAGTCGCTCCGCTTCCTTACCGTCCATACGGCGCAGAAAGTAATCCTGGCGCTGCGCGACATGATGGCGAAAGCCGGCTTCGATCCGGACACGTCGGAGGCGCTGGATGGCTAAGCCCCGCTGGCTTGTGGAAGACCTCATCGTTTCCTGCGCCTCCGACAAAGTGCCGTCGGAAACCGCGCAAAAAGCGGTGCGGGCCATCTGCAGGTACTTCGGCGGCCAGATGGTCTACATTCCCGGGGTAAAGGCAGACGGCGCCTCGGCGGAAAGCCTGCGCGGCGTCATCGCGGACGCGGTAGGCGACGGGCACGCGGAAAAAATCCTTGAAAAGATTATGCTTCTTTACGGGCGCATGCTGGTGTATATCCCGCAGGAGAACAAGGCTTTCAGCAAGACCATCGCCCTTGAAATTTACGAGCGGCTTGGAAAAGACGGGACTACCATGCCCGATTTGGCCAGGGAGTACCGCATCAGCGTCGCCCACGGCTATAAGCTCTGGAAAGAAGGCCAGGCTGAAAAGCTTAGGCCCTCCACGCCGTACCTGCCGTTCCTGGAGATGGCCGAAAAATTATAACCATAATTAATATAAAAAACGCCCTTCGCCCCGGTAGGCTGTCCATATGGAAACGGGCAGCCTTTTTTTATCCCTCAATTTTGAAGGTGAAATTCCCAGCAGAATTACCTTAGTCCCGCCGGACAAAAAAATCAAAGGCCGCGACGGGCGCGAATGGAAAAACCCGAACCCCAAGCAGGTCGCGCTTAACTCCGCCGCCCGCCTTTCCTTGCTGCCCATCGACGAAAACCACGCCACGGATCTGGCCGCGCCCAAGGGCGGCCCCGCGCCGGCCTTCGGCTGGATGAGAAACCTCCGCGCCGACGAGTCGGGCGCAATATGCGCAGATGTCGAGTGGACGGAGCGCGGGCGCGAGGCGCTCGCCAAAAAAGAATACCGGTTCATTTCCCCGGTCTTCATGCACGACGAAAAAGGGGAAATCAACTGCATCCTCCGCGCCGCCCTTACCAATTCGCCAAATTTGCAATTACCGGCTCTCAATTCCGAGCAACGATCGGAGGAGGGGCCGGGGGAAAATATTATTAAGGAGACAATCATGTATCTCAAAGCATTATGCGCGGCCTTGGGCCTGCCCGAAACCGCGACCGAAGCCGATGCGCTTGCCGCGGCGAAAGCATTGAACGCGGCAAAAACCGCCGCCTCGGCGCAGACGGACGCGTCGAGGGTCGACCTGACGGCCTACGCGCCCAGGGCCGACCTGAACGCGATGGAAGCCAGGGCGCTTACGGCTGAAAAACAGCTTGCCGACCTGAACGCGGCCCGGCTTAAAAAGGACGCGGAAGCGGCGGTGGACGAGGCGATCAAAAACAGGAAGATTGCCCCGGCAAGCCGGGCGGAGTACCTGTCCCTTTGCTCCACACAGGCGGGGCTCGAGTCCTTCAGGAAAATCGCCGCTGTTTCTCCGGCGATTATCAGCACGGAGGCGCAGGTTCCTGATGGCGCCCCTCCGGCCAGCGGGACGGCGCTGAACGCCGATGAATCCGGCATAGCTAAGGCTATAGGCTGCACCGAAGAAGAGTATAAGAAACTCAAGGAGGGCAAAAAATGATCGTAACCAGCGGCGTTTTAAACGCACTGCGCACCGCGCTCCGCGGCGAGTTCAGCGCAAGGATGGCGGACATCGACGCGAAGCCCGTCTGGAAGCTTTTGGCAACGACTATCACGTCCAGCACCAAGAGCAACACCTACGGCTGGCTTGGGGCCTTCCCCCAGCTGCGGGAATGGATCGGCAGCCGCGTCATCAAGGACATGGCCGAATTCGCCTACCAGATCGTCAACAAAAAGTACGAATCCACCCTTGGGGTCGACCGCACGGACATCGAAGACGACAACCTCGGCCAGTACCGGGTATTGGCGCGGGAAATGGCCGACGAGTTCGAGCGGTTCATGAACCGCAGCGTTGCGGCCCTCATCACCGGCGGCTTTGCCAACCTCTGCTACGACGGGCAGAACTTCTTCGACACGGCGCACCCGGTCTACCCGAACACGGACGGCACCGGTACCGCGGTGGAAGTCTCCAACATCGTCGGCACAGGAAACGGCTCCCCCTGGGCGCTGCTTTCGCTTTCCGGAAGCCTCAAGCCGTTCGTCGCCCAGCAGCGCAGCCAGCCGGAATTCGACGAAATCACCGACACCAAAAACGACACGGTCTTCATGCAGGACAAGTACCTGTACGGCATCCGCTACCGGGGAAGCTTCGGCTACGGCCTCTGGCAGCAGGCGGTCGGCTCGAAGGCCCCCCTCACGGCGGCCAGCTACGAGGCGGCCCGGCTTGCCATGCAGTCCCTGAAGCGGGACGGCGGCGATCCCCTGGGCATCGTGCCGACCCACCTGGTCGTCGGCCCGGCCAACGAGGCGGCGGCCCGCGCAATCCTGTCGAGGGAGATCATCAACGGCGGCGAGTCCAACCCCAACTACCACACTGCGGAACTCCTGGTAGTCCCGCACATTTAAGGAGAGGAAGCCATGGAAAAAGAAAAACCGGACAAACCAACGCCCAGCAACGAAAAAAATTTTAGTAACAATAAGAAGGATGAAAACCCCGCCCCCGGCGCAGGATCGGCCTTGTGCCCAAAGGAAGGCCCTGGGGCCGCCGGGGGCGGGGCCGATTCCGCCAACGAAAAAAAGCAGCCCGCAACGCTGAGGCACAAGACCGAGTATCCGCGCTACCGGTGCGCCGGGCTTGCGCTGACGCAGAAGCCGGAAACTTACCAGGTAACCGGATCGCAGTTGGAAAAACTCATGCGCGATCCCTGGGTCGAGGTGATTAAGGAATGACGCCCCTGATTTCCGCAGAGCGGTTTCTATCCATGCAGTCCCCAACCGTTATTCTTCCGCAAGGGGAAAACAACGAGCCGGACGCTGAACGGATAGAGGCCGCCCTGCGGCAATCCACCGGGGTCATCGTCGCGCACCTTCCCTGGCTCCTTGGCGGGGAGGGCGAAATAAAGCGCCCCGTAAACCCGCAGTTTGCCGACGCGCTAGAGGCGATCTGCTCCGACATCGCCCTCGACCGCCTGACCGACGTCGTTACCAACAGCGAGAACCAGCGGAACAAATACAAGGAGAGCCTTGCCCTCCTCGAAAAAATAAACCGCGAGCATCAGGGCGGCCTAGAGGGGCCTGGCCTGCAGGGATCGGAAGTAATTGCCGCCGGAAAGGACGGAATCGAGGACGGCAGGTTCTTCAAAAAAGGCGGGGTGTTTTGATGGGCGCGGCAGTAGAAATAAACCTTAGGGAAATAGAAAGGCTCCAAAAGAAGCTCAGCGATTTTGCACTGTCGGGCGGCGACAAAGAGATATTGTTGACCAGCCTGGGCAACATAATGGTGGGGCAAACCGAGGAACGCTTTGCCCTCCAGAAGGACCCTTCAGGCGATCCCTGGCACGAGCTGACCGAGGCGTACAAAAAACGCAAAGGCCTTGTTTCAGGCGGCGGCATACTGGATCGGGACGGGCTTCTAAAAATTTCTACAATACCCCAGCTTACCGGCAGGGACAGCGTCCTCGTCGGCTCGCCGATGGAATACGCGGACTTCCACCAGAGCGCGAAGGACAAAAAACGCAGACGCGAGTTTCTTGGGCTGGGCACCGACAACATCGACGAGCTGGAAGACGCCATCGATAAATTTTTGAGGGGCAAAATCGCATGATTATTGATTTTGTAGGCATCCGCGACGAGGCTATCAGGCAGATAAAAGCCGCGTTCGCGAAAAACAAAAAACTGCACGTGGCGGCGCATCCGGGCCTGTTCAACGAAGCCGAGATTAAGCGGCTCGCGAACCAGACGCCGGCGATCCTTACTTCCTTTATTCGCTTCTCGGAAAAAGACAACACTATCAGCTTTGTAAGCTGGGTATTGTACCGGGCCGACAGCAAAGATCGGCTGTACGACGGGGCGCTTAAAATCGTTTCGGCGCTGGTCCCCGCTTTAAGGGGAATCGACGCGGAATGGAGCATAGGCGGAGCCGATGGCATTGATGCCGAGTGCCTGTACTCTGGAACGCTTGACCAGATCAACGTAACCCTTTGGGGCGTCAGGTGGGACTGGAAAATCCGGGACACCGTGTTCGACGACGGCGAGGGCGGGGTCAGGCTCGACGACCTCGACTGTTTTGAAGGCTACGACGCGACGCACCTTATCGGGGATGCAGTCGCTAAAGACACAGTAAATTTGGAGGTAAGACATGCCGATACCGATGAGGCAAATTCCGGCTAACCTTTTGGTTCCCGGGCAGTACCAGGAAATCGACAACTCCCTCGCGGGGGCGCAGGGCGACATCAAAAAGGCGCTGATGGTAGGCTACAAGCTTCCGTCCTCGGAAGCCGAAAGCGGGAAGCCGATCAACGTGCTCGAAGGGTTCAAGGCGCACCAGCTTTTCGGCTACGGCAGCCCCGCCGCCATCATGGCGGAAACCTTCCTGGCGCTCAACAAAGTGGAGGAGCTTTATGTGCTTCCCATTCCAGAGCCGGAAGCGGGCACCGCCTGGAAAAAGCGGTTCACCGTCAGCGCAAGCAACGCCGAGCCGGGCGCGGTCGGCATCGCAATAAACGGCCAGTTTTTTGAGGCGGCTGTTGCCGCCGGCGCGGATGCGCAGGCTGTCGCCGCCGCAATCGCCGCCCGCATCAACTCGGAGCTTACCCTGCCGGTCATCGCCGAGGTTGACACTGAACACCCCGAGTCCATTGTCGTTATGTGCAACGTGAAGGGTACCGTGGGAAACAGCAACAGCGTCAACATAGAGGCTACAGCGCCGGGCGTGACGGTCGAGGAAGGGGCGGCCACGGCCGGGACCGGCGTCACCAACATCAAGCCTTTCCTTGCAGGCCTGGGCGAGACGCGCTACAACTTTTTCGCAAGCGACTTCAGCGACGCCAAAAACATCAAGGACTGCTCCGACGAGCTGGAATCGCGGTACGGAGCGACGAGGCAAATCGGCGGGAGGATGTACGTCGCGCTGGCGGGGCCGCTCGGGAGCAAGACCGAGGCGGGATCGATGCTCTGCAAGGCGAAGGACGCAAACTCTCCGCACATAGTCCTTCTGCCTCGGAGCAACAACCCCGACCTGCCCTGCGCGTGGGCCGCCGCGTGGTGCGCGTCCGCCTGCAGAATCCTTGCCGACGATCCCGCCGCAAATACCTACGACACGAAAGTAACGGGCCTTATCGGCGGCCAGGACTTCTCTTTTTGGGAAAGGCAAAAGCTACTCGAAGCGGGCATCGCCACCTACCGCCTAGACACGACAGGGAACGTGCTCATCGAGCGGCTGGTCACCAGCTACACCGAAAACACCGACGGCGGGAGGGACACCAGCTACCTCGACGTCCAGGTTCCCGAGACCGTGGACGCGGTCCGGACCTACATCAACGCCGAGGCGAAAAAGAGGTTCAAGACCTGGAAGCTGGCAAGCACGGAGGAAAACTTCGGATCGGGCGCGAAGGTAATGACCTGCGGCGTGTGGCGCTCGTACCTTTGCGAGCTCTACAGCGAGGCGTTCATCAAGGCCAAGCAGTGGTGCCAGGACTTTGAGGGCTACAAAAAATCCATCCTGGTAGAAATCAAGAAGGACAGCAAGACCAGGCTAGAGTATTCGCACCAGCCGAACCTTATAGGCCAGTTCTATATCGGCGCGGGTCTGCTGCAGTTCAAATAACGGGGGGATGCTATGGTACTCGAAAGGGTAAAAAGGGTCATATCGGCGGGCCTCGGAGAATTGCCGATCCAGGAGAAAGGGGCGACGTTCAAGCCCGCCGGGACGAAGCGCGAGACCAAGGCCGGCGAGGTGCCGGAGAACACCGGCTACACCGAAAGCCAGACTTTCGCGTCGCTGAAGCTGAAGCTCAACGCGACGGGCAAGCTCGGCGTGGAAGAGCTGAGCGGCATGGGGGAGGACACCCTCACGATCTTCACGACCGGCGGCAAGCAGTACATGATGCCCAACGCATGGGTGACGGAGCCCGGCGAGCTGGGCGATGCCGAGATGGACATCGAGTACAACGCGGCAACCAGCCCGAGGCTGGCGTAGGGGGACGGGATGGCAATAAAGCATGTGCTGAAAAATCCCTTCAAGGTCGGCGAGCTGGAAGTTACGGAAGTGACAATCCAGCGCCCAAAAACAAAAGATTTCATAGCGGTCGGTTCCAATTCTGTCGACAGCGCCGCCGCCGACGCCGCGCTCCTGGCTTCGCTTTCAGGACTGCCGGAATCGGTTATTGATCAAATCGACATAGACGATTTATCCAAACTTCGGTTTCACCTTGCCCGCGTATGGGAGTCGTATTTTACCACAAAGCCTTATGTGGAAAACCCTACCGAGGCGGAGCCGGAAAAAACTCCGCAGAGCAAAACAGAGGAGACTTCCTTACCATAGAAGAAATCCGCAACCGCGTTGCCGAAATGGTTGCGGAAATTCTTGCGCTGCTTCCGGGCATGGGTTTTGCGACGCTTATGGATATGAATTGGGAACAGCTGTCATTTTGGCACCAGAAAGCTGTTGATGTATACAAAGCCGTGCATGGGGTGAAGTAGTGGCCAAGGAAATAAAAGCCGGTGTCGAGATAAGCCTCAGAGACCTGTTCTCCTCAGGCATGAGCAAGGCCGCCGGGGCGGCTTCGGGCTTTGCCCAAAAAACGCTCGGCGCAATAGAAAAAATTGACCAAGCTATATCCGGCACGGCCGCAAAGCTTGCGGCTTTCGGCCTGACCCTTTCTGTCGGGGCAGCGGCTAAAGGCATTATAGAACTGGATCACCGCATGACGCGTCTCGGCCTGTCCGTGAACGCGTCGGCGGAGCAAGTCTCGAAACTAAAAAACGCGGTATTCGATGCCGCCCAGGCCCCCGATGTCAAAATTGATCCCACCAACCTTTTAGATGGAATTGAAACAATAATTAGCGGAACAAACGATCTGAAATACGCCGAGGACAACATCAGAAACGTCGCCCTCGCAATCCAGGCAACGGGCGAGTCCGGAGACTCTATAGGCGCTATTTTTACGGAATTTCAAAAATTTGGATATACGTCCGATCAAATTTCCTCCCTCATGGATGACATGGTCGCCCAGGCCAATGAAGGCGCGTTTTCCCTGGGAAACTTTGCGAAGGCGGCCCCGCAAATTTTTTCTGTCTATCAAAATATTGGAACCGCGCCGGAAAACATTAAAAAAGCCAACGCCGCGTTGCAGATTTTGAACGCCGGAATGAAAAGCCCGGAAAAAGCGGTCTCTGCCTTTAATGCTGCTATGGGAGAATTAGCGGATCCTGAAAAACAGAAAAAACTTAGCCGGCTAGGTGTCCGTGTCCGCGATTCTGGAGGAAACTTCAGGGACTTTAACGACATCATGTTCGACATCGTTGCGAAAGCGGACGAGCTGGGAAGCACTGATCGTTTCAACAGCATATTCAGCGCGTCTACCATGCAGGCGATGCGCTCCTATATGGCGCATGGCGAGCGGATGTACGAAAGCCTGACCAATCTCGGCGACACCGCCGGCTTGCTGCAGGATCAGTCCGCCGCGATGGCAAAAACGCTGGAATCCAATATAAAGAATTTGCAAACGGCATTTTACAAGCTTGCCGACAGCGGCCTAACCAAGCCGCTTGCCGCTTTGACAGAGCTGTTAAACAAATTCTCCGAAGATCCGGAACGGGTTAAAAAAACATTTGAGGGAATCGCGATTGGGATCGGAGCGATAGCCGCGGTCAAAGGCATTGCCGGAATAACCCGCCTCGTTGGCGGCTTGTCGCAGTTAAAAGGCGGGAAAGTAAACATCACCGAATCTTTAAGCATGGCGTCCGCAATGCCTGTTTATGTAACCAACTGGGGCAGCGGATCCGGGATTCCGGGCATAGGCTCTGCCGGACAAGTTCAACAGCAAGTCTTGAACCAAGGCAATCCTCTAACAACGGCACAAACAAATATCAAACCAGCGCAAGTAGCCGGTTTAGGTATTGCCGCTGGTGTAGCTGTCGCGTCCGTTAAGATTCCCCAAATGATGAACGAGCTTGCGGAAATAAAACAGAATGAGGATTTGACGGACAAGGAGCGCGGCAAAGCCAAAGGCGGGGCAATAGGCGACGCGACAGGCAGCATTGCCGGGGCAACTGGCGGAGCTGTTGCGGGTACACTGCTGGCAGCGCTGGCAGGAGGCGCTGTAGCCGGAACAGCTATAGGCACCGCAGTCCCAGGGCTCGGCAATTTGGTAGGCCTTTTGGTTGGGGCTGGTATCGGCGCCGCTGGTTTCTACTTTGGCGGCAAAGCCGGGCGCGCAATTGGCGAGGGAATCGGCGAATCCCTGGCCGACGACGGCTCAGGGCAGCCGCAGAAAAAGCAAAAGGCGGGATCCTACTGGGGCGGCGGCTTTGAAATGCCGCCAAGGGAGCAGGCCGCCCAGGCAAGAACGCCCGAACAGAACGCCTTTGATACCGCGATGCAAGCATGGCGGTCACAAGGCAGCCAGGCAAGAACGCCCGACGGCGCAGGGCAACCACAGAAGAAACAAAGCGCGGTATCGTACTGGGGCGGCTTTGAAATGCCTTCAATGCAACAGCCCGACCAGATAAGGATACCGGAATCCGCCCTGCCGCCGCAGATGGCCAAAACCGGAACCATCATCGCGCCGCCCGCGAAAGCGGAGCTGGAAGGCAACGCGACCCTCGAAGTGAACGTGAACATAAGCGAGGAGCGCGCCACGGCCCGGGTCAACGTCAAGAACAACAGCGCGCCCCTCAACATCCACCCCACCGGCAACGCAAGGCTTGCAAGGACGCTGGCCCTATGAGCGGCCCCTTCGACGCCGCCCTGCCGCCGCCCTATTCGGGCAGCTGGAAAGAATCGGAGAGGGCAAGCCCCGATGACGGCCCCCGGCTGACCAGCTACCAGGCGCCGGGCGGGGAGGCAATCCGGTTCGTCCTGAAGGGCTTCAAGTTTTCAGGCGGCCAGTCCGTGGACACCGCCGAGTACCCTTTTGGGGGCCTGTGGTCGAACGAAGCCCTGAACGAAAAGCCCCAGCAGCTCCGCATCGAAGGCTTCATACGCGGCGCGGAATACATCCAGACCAGGAACGCGCTGGTAGAAGCCTTGCGCATAACGACCGATGACAGCGCTCCGGGGTACATCGACTTTCCGTTCTGGGGCCGCTTCCCCGTCGTGCTCGCGGACTACGAGATTTCCGAAACCGCCGACGAAAAGGGCCAGTGCGCCGTAACGCTTGCATTCAAGAGGGCGGGGGCGTCGGCCGCCGAAAGGGCGGCCACAGTTTCCGGCACGGCCGGAAGCCAACCAGGCACGGCGGCCGCAAGCCAGTCCGGCCTGGGCACCGCGCTGGAAACGGCCATTGAGGATTTGCAGGCCGCCGCCGTCGACAGCTTTGAAAAAGCGATTGCGGCCAATGCCGAGGCCGGCACGGCAAGCACGCTTTCGCAGGGGGTCGGCCAAATAAAAACGGCATTATTAAGCGCGCTCGGGCGCGTCCAGGCGGCGCAGACAATGCTGAACGCCGTCTCTTCCGAAATCAACGGCATAACAAGTTTGGCAGCGGACATAATCGGCGCACCAAGGCAGCTGGCGCGGTCGCTGTTCAACGCCGCGGCCTCCATCGCCGCAGGCCTGGCGGAAACCGCAAACGGCGTGGCCTCATACCTTCCCGAAAAAGCCGCAGGCAATGCGGCCCCAAAGTCGCCATACCCGCCGCCCGCCGCAAGCAACGAAAAAAACGTGCTGCTCCAGTTCCTTTCCGCCAGCTCGTTTGCCCTAAGCAGCACCCCGCTGACGGTACGGCAGGAAGCGGCCCAAAGGGCGGTCGAAAACCTTTACCGCATCGGCGCGTTCACGGCGGCGGGAGCCATCCTGCCCCGGCTTGACGCCCCGTTCCAAAAAACTGAGGGCTACTGGAAGCTGTTCGCAAGGCTCGAGGCAAGCATCGACAAAAACGATCCTGCGGTATACGCCGCGCTCGAAACGGTCCGGATCCACGTTTCCCGCATCCTGTCCGCAAAGGAGCTGAGCGCGGAAAAAAAGCGGCACTTTAACGTGCCGCTGCCCCTGCTGTACCTGGCCCAATGCCTCGGCTGCGACGAGGACAGGCTCCGGGAACTGAACCGCATAGCGGATTCCTTCGCCGTAAAGGGCAGCGTGCTGTATGTCTAGGATCGTCGTAAAGAACGCCGCCACCGGCACCGAGCTGGCATGGCGGCACATCGTCATAAAGAAATCGCTCGACGACATCTGCCACACCCTTGAAATGGAAATCGCGTCGAGCGAAAGGGGAAAGGTACGCAGGCACAATAAAATCGAGGTGCGGTACGCGAACCCTTTAATAAAGGACTCGCAGGCGGCAGGAGGCCGCCGCGTCACCACGGTGCTGGTCGACGAGGTAACCGGCAGCGCGGACAGCCGGAAACACTGCATTGCCGTCACGGGCCGTTCCCCGGCGCGGGACATCGTCGACTCGACCTGGTCGGAAGACTTCGACGACATGACGGTACTGGACCTGGCCAAGGCCATCGGGAAAAGGTTCGGCATACAGTGCCACGCGCTCCCGCCGTCCATCGCAGGCAAAATGCAGACAATCTACGCATTCCGCATAGAGAACGAAAGCCCCTGGGTAAAGCTGGTAAACGAGGCCGACAACGAAGGGTACATCCTTACCAGCAACGAGGCGGGGGACCTGTATTTTTGGGAAGTCTCCGCCGCCGTGCGCGACGAGGGCTTTAAATTGGTGGAAGGCGCAAACATCAAGTCAATCGACTTTACCGAAAACGGGGCGGAGCAGTTCCACGAGTATGTCGTGAGGGGATGCGGGGAAGAGGCCCGGGCAATCGACGACAGCTGCCCTAACGGCCGGATTCTGACCATGGACATAACGGATCCGGACTTTCCGGAGGCAAAGCTCCAGCGCCGGGCGGAAACCGAGATGCGCAGAAGGAAAGAAAGCCGGGCGACCGCCACGGTACCGGGCTGGGGGCTGACCGACGGGCAAATCCGGCGGCTGGGATCCGTCACGGCAGGCAAGGAGATTTTCTGGACGCCGAATTTACTAATCCCCGTTATATCACCGTCGATGGGAGTTGACGCTAGACTGCTGGTAGCCGAAGTGGAGCACGAGGCATACCCCGACGTTTTCGAAAGCAGGGTAACGGTCGTGAGGAGAGAAGCTTATTTATGACAGACGGTATCAAAAGCATCGTCGCAAAAATACGAAGCCTGTTTTGTTTGTCCGACTTTCAGAAGCGCTACGGCGGCGACGACCGGATCCAGGTCAAGACGCACAACGGAAAGGTTTTGGAAAAGAACGAAGCGTTCCCCTACGGCTTCTACGCGAAGGCCAAATCCGGCAAGGCCCTCGTTTTCTGCCAGGGCGGCAACTTCGACAATTTTGAAATACTGCCCGTGCTGAAGGACGCGCCGGCATTCCGCCCGGCGCTGGAAGACGGCGACGCGGCGATATACACCGGGGAGGGCAGCTACGTTGTCCTGCGCGAAAAAGGCGGCCTGGAAATTTACACCCGGCAAAAAGGCGACATCAAGGTAATTTGCGAAGGTAACTGCGAGTGCGACGTCAAAGGCGACTCCACGATAAACTGCGACGGAGACAGCACCGTCACAGTTGGCGGCGACTGCCGCTGCGTGGTCGAGGGCGATTACGCAATCAAGGCGGGAACGTTCAAGGTTTCCGCAGGAAGGATAGACCTAAACTAAGGAGCGTTTTATGCCGGCGGTTACGAGACAAGGCGACGCGTGCACGGGGCACGCCTGCTTTCCCCCAAGGACAAGCGTCGGGGGAAGCGGGGACGTTTTTGTAAACGGAATCCCCGCGCACCGCCAGGGCGACGGCTGGAAGCCGCACACCTGCACCGATCCCAGGACGCCCCACGGGACGCACGCGGGATCGCTTGCAGGCGGGAGCCCAAGCGTTTTCGTAAACGGGCTGCCGCTTGGCAGGGTCGGCGATCCGGTCGACTGCGGGTCTTTGGTGGCGTCGGGCTCGCCCGACGTTTTTGCGGGGTAACGTTTTGGATACGGTACGCATCGAGCAATGGAATGACATCCGCGAATTGGCCCTCATGAGCATCGGGACCGACAAGGGCACGTGGTGGGCCGATCCAAATTTCGGCAGCGAACTGTGGCTGCTGCGTAAAAACGGCAAGGTGGACGGCCAGACCGCCGGAACCCTTAGAAGGATGGTGCTCGAGAGCCTGCAATGGGTTGTCCAGGGCTCCATCGCAAAAAAAATCGACTGCACTGCGGAGCGCACCGGTAAAAACGAAATCCGCTACAGCGTAATAATTTTCCGTCCGGACGGAAACAGCCTTCCCCCCATAACGGAGGCATGGCGTGCCCTTTAAGCGGGATTCGGTGGCGGTCCTGCTCGACCGCGTCTACGCAAACTATGCCAGCCTCTTCAAGCCCCTGGACAGGACCCCCCGCCACAGCCTTTTAAAGGTCTTCGCTGCGGTCGACGCGGGGATACTTCACCAGAACCTGGGCGACTTGGATTTCCTTGCGCGGCAGCTGTTTCCCGACACCGCCGAGGGCGACTACCTGCGCCAGCACTGGTCGAGCAGGGTAACGCCGTTATACGCAATCGCCTCCGGAGGCGAGGCGCTGCTGAACGGGCTGCCGAACAAGCCCGTCCCGGCAGGGCTTGTCTTCGCGGCCCCGTCAGGAGAGCGGTACTATACCGAAAAAGCGTACAGGATAGGCGCGGACGGCACAGCCGCGATAACGCTCAAGTCCCAGGGAACGGGCCTCAATACCAACCTTGCCCCGGGCGAGGAGCTTTCCATCGTGTCTTCAATCCCCGCCGGGATCGATTCAAAAGCGGTAGTAATAGGGGATGGCATCGTCGGCGGCGCGGACGCGGAAAGCGACGAGGAATACCTCGCCCGCGTTTTGCTGTGGCTCCGCAACCCCGTGCGCTACGGGAAAGCCGGCCACTTCGCCGCGTGGGCGCGGGACGCGAGCCCGGAAGTGTCCAACGCGTGGGAATACAAAAACTTCGGGGTGTTTGGCGCATTGATGATACAGGTCATCGGCGGCAACCAACTGAACGGGGTATTTCCGGTAGACAATATCGCGCAGGTAACAAACTACATCAACGAAGAGGCCCCGCCCGTTATTTTCACTGTCCGGACGCCGGAAATTGTCGAGTTGAATCCCGTGGCGTTGCTACTGCCTTCGGAAGACACGCAGGCAAACAGGGAACTGGCTATAGGCCGCATGAAGGCTTTTTTACAGCTCGTGGCAATGCCCGGCGTGCGGGTTGCGGCGGGGGCTCTCCGGAGCGCGATAATTGACGGCGTCGCGATTACCGGCGCGTCGGTCAAGCTCGATGGCGACACGGCTGGCATCGTCGGCACTACCATCCTGCAGTATCCCTATCTTGGAGAGGTGTCATGGGAGTAGCGGCGGCCGCCGAATACGAAGCCGCAGTCAGGAAGCTGTTTCCCCAGGGCGAGTATTGGGACAGGCAGTTCGCCGACCCCGAAAGCGACGTGTCCCTTTTCTGCAGGGCGAAGCTTCCGGAGCTTGTCAAGTTCCGCCGGCGCATGGAAGCTCTGCAAAACGAAAGCTTTGCAGAGACGACCGAAGAGCTTGTTGCCGACTGGGAGCGCGTCCTGCTGGATTCCGTTTTCCCAAAACTTAGCTTGGCTCAGCGCCGCCTGCAATTAAAGTCGATGTGGGCCATCCGCCTGAACAGGGCGGAGCTTCAAAAAGTCGCCGACATGTTTGGGCTTGCCATCGCGGACGTGTATTTCCCTTACAGGCCGGGCTTCTTTGGATTCTCGCGCTTCGGGAATTCCTATATCGGAAGCCCGGTAGTTTTCTCGGTTTTGTTTTTTGCCGTGCGGCAGAAAGACTTCAGGGAAAAGTCATGGGCGCTGATTTATCCGGATTTTCCCGCCAAGAAATTTGGAAGGATGCGCTTTGGGATAGATCGGCTTGTTTATTTTCCAATCTGTCAATTGCGCCTGTACGTGTATGCAAAGCTGCGGGAATCGGCTGCGGGTTTTGCCAAATGCGGAAGGAGCCGGATGTTCCCCCTGGCCGCAGGTTTTGACGTAGAAGAATTCGCGCAAAGCATAAAATTCTTTTATCGTTTTGAAAACGCGCTAATTAATTACATGCTAAGAGAGAAACGGCCTTTTAAGGACTTCGAGCGGGCAATAACCGGCATATTGCTTGCAAACCAGCTGCCTTATTTTTTTTACGGAGAGATGCCGTAACTGCCGTTTTTAGAGACGGCAGGATATTATCACCATTATTATAAGAAACACGCACCCTCCTCTCATGTAGAATTGGCTACATGAGGACTAACAGCGGATTGTATCCCACCGAACAGGTCATTGAGGTTTTTGGGGAGCAGGTTAAATGGCCGGGCCTCGGCCCCGACGGGAAGTTTACCAACGGGAGTTTTACGGATCCGCTAATCAAGC